GAAACAAACGTTGATTTAAATTTAAACCCCAAAGGAACAGGTGTACTTAAATCAGCAACAGCTGCAATTAAAATTGCAGGTAAAGAAACTATATGGATACCAGCTACTGCAATGTACGCACCTACAACTAATCCTGCAGATTCAGCTTTAGTAGAAACAACAGCTACAAGACCAGATTTAAATGTATTTGATTTTGATGCTAGTACAAAACAATATACTCAATTTACAATAGGAATGCCAAAATCATGGAATGAAGGAACATTAACTTATCAAGTTTATTGGTCACCTTCTACTACAAACACAGGTAACTGTATATTTGGTCTACAAGGTGTAGCATGTGCAGATGGTGATACGATCGATGTTGCATATGGAACAGCAATAGAGGTTACGGACGCTGGTATTGGAACAGTAGAAGATCAACAGATTACATCTGAAAGTAGTGCAATGACAGTTGCGGGTTCTCCTGCAGCAGGTGAGCAATCTTACTTTCAATTTTATAGAGACGCAGCAGATGGTAGTGATACTTTTACCGGTGAATCTAGAGTTCTAGGTATTAAATTATTCTATACTACTGACGCGGCTAACGACGCATAAGGAATTTAGATATGAAAAATACTTTAGGTTCTTTTACAGCAAGTAAAAGCACAAAAAATATAAAATCAAGAAAAGGAAAATCTTTTGGTTACCAAGTTTTAGGTTTTGGTTCAGGTGGAGGAGGCTTTGCTTCTATTTGTGCATCAGGCGGAAATACTATTACAGAAGTTGGTAATTATAAAATTCACATTTTTACAGGCCCAGGAACTTTTACAGTTAACGCATTATCTTCTGATCCCGCAGCTGATGGTTTAGATTATATGGTAGTTGCTGGAGGTGGAGGTTCTGGCGCAGGCGCAGGTGGAGCGGGAGGTTATAGAACTTCTGTTGATTCAAGTCTAGTTACTGCATCTGCAACAAGTTATCCAATTACAGTAGGCGCAGGAGGAACTCCCGGAGGATCGCAAACCACTGGTTCAGCTGGCGGAGATTCAGTAGCTTTATCAATTACATCTGCAGGTGGAGCCAAAGGTTCAGTTTTTAGTGGTGGAGGTAATGGATTTGCTGGAGGTTCAGGAGGTGGAGCCGGAGGAAGTCCCGCAGGATACTCTGGTGGAGCAGGAAATACTCCGCCCGTAAGTCCCTCTCAAGGAAATGCTGGTGGAAATTCTACTGCAAACAGCCCGTTAACTTGGAATAATCAAGGCGGTGGCGGAGGAGCTGGTGGAGCTGGAGCCTCTTCTCCTGGCTCAAGTCAAGGAGGAGCTGGAAGTCTTGTTCATGCCCCAGTTTTTGGACCTGCCCCACAACCTTTTTATGCAATTGCACCTGGATATTATTCAGCAGGTGGTGGCGCAAACAACGGTGCTCAAGGTTTTTCTAATGCTACTCAAGCAAGTGGATTTGGACCAACTGGTCCTGACTCTGGTATTTACGGTGGTAGAGGAGGAACAAACAGAGCGAATAGTCCTTCAGCTGCTGATCAAGCAGATGGAAAAGCTAATTCAGGAGGATCAGGAGGTGGATGTTCTAATGCAGGAGCCGGACCAGGAATTTCTGGAGCAGGCGGAAGTGGAGTTGTAATGATAGCTTACAAACTATCGGTATAAATTATGGCACATTTTGCAAAAATATCAGAATCTAATTTAGTATTAAATGTCGTAACAGTAACTGACAGTGTACTACTTAACGAAAATAATGTTGAAACTGAATCTTTAGGACAACAGTGGTTAGAAACTCATAACAATTGGCCAGCTCATTTGTGGATTCAAACTTCTTATAATACAGCTCATAATACACACTCTAATGGAGGAACTCCATTTAGAGGAAATTATGCAGGAATAGGATTTACTTGGGATTCAGAAAATCAAATATTTTGGCACGAACAACCTTATCCATCTTGGGTAAAAAATAATACAACAGCACTTTGGGAATCTCCAATTGGTAATCATCCAGAATTAACTGAAACAGAAATAAGTGATTTTGTACATTATTTATGGAATGAGACAGACCAAGTTTGGAATAAAAGATTTCCAAAAGAAGAATAGTTAATATTTTAATTTTAAAGGTTTATTTTTTTAAAAAAATATATATATTATTAAATATAATATGAGAAAGAAATTATTATCAGAAATAGCTATATATTCGGGAGATGTAAAAATGCCTGAATATTTTGAAATAGATCGAGAAACTATTTTTAATAGTCTTATAAAATATAACACAAGAGAAGACATCACAACATTTCCTGCTTCAAGGGAATTAGATAAATTAAACACTTACATGTCAGATTTTATTAATTTAAATTATAATTTTAAATTAATAACAAAAAATACAACTGGAGATATATATCCACCAAGGGATATGTCCGAGCCAAAATTAGAAGTCAACCCTGTTGATTTATATAATTCTCCAGATTTTGTAATGTTGTATGGAGTAAATGTTGGAGAAGACTCTTGTGAAGTTGTGATTGAATATGATGATAATAGAAGGAAAGGTAGAACATGGTCAATACCTTTAAAAAATAATTATTTTATAATGTTTCCTGCTACTCAAAAATATCATATTTCAAAAAATAAATCTGATCAAATTAATTTTATTTTAACCACAACATATGAGTACATATAAGTTATATGAACTTACAAAATTATTACTGGTGTTTTAAATCTGCTTTGCCACATAAAATATGTGATGATATTATTAATTATGGTATTTCAAAAAAAGAATCTCTTGCTAGAACAGGAGGTTTTACTAAAGAAAAACTAAACAAAGAAGAGATTAAAAACATGAAAGTAAAACGAGATTCTGACATTGTATGGTTAGATGAACTTTGGATCTATAAAGAAATACATCCTTATATTATAGACGCTAATAAAAATGCAGGTTGGAATTTTGAATGGGATTTTTCTGAAACATGTCAATTTACTAAATACAAATTAAACCAATATTATGATTGGCACTGTGATAGTTTTGAAAAACCTTATGATTTTCCTAATAATTTAAACAAACATAATAAAATTAGAAAACTTTCAGTAACTTGTCAACTAACTGATGGTTCTGAATATTCTGGAGGAGAATTAGAATTTGACTGTAGAAACTATGATCCACCAATGAGAGACGAAGATAAACATGTTATTAAAGCAACAGAGATTTTACCTAAAGGATCTATTATAATCTTTCCTTCATTTGTATGGCACAGAGTAAAACCAGTAACAAAAGGAACAAGGTATTCTTTAGTTATGTGGAATTTAGGAAAACCGTTTAAATAACATGAATAAAGATAGATTATTTACAACACCTATATGGCATGAACACAAGATTGAATTTTTAAAATCTTTAGATAAAGCTTCTAATAAATATATAAAAGATACTAGAAAAAAAGAAAAAGAAGAAATAAAAAAAAATAAAGATTTTGGAACTTCTCACCATTCGGTTCAATTAATTAACAGTAATGAATTTTTAGATTTTAGAAATTACGTAGGTAAAAAATCACATGAGTTTTTAATTGAACAAGGATTTAATATGAACGAACATTCTTTAGCAATGACTGAAATGTGGGTTCAAGAATTTTCTAAAAATGGCGGCGGACATCATTCAGCGCATATACATTGGAATCAACATGTGTGTGGTTTTTATTTTTTAAGATGTAATGAAGAAACATCTTATCCTATTTTTCATGATCCTAGAACTGGAGCAAGAGCCACTAAACTACCTATACTAGATGATGCTATTTCAAATGGAGGAGAAGATTTAATAAACTTTAAACCAGTTCCTGGAGCTTTATTATTTTTTCCTGGATATTTAGAACATCATTTTACAGTAGATCATGGAAAACACCCTTTTAGATTTATTCATTTTACATTACAGGCTTTTCCAAAACAAATATTTAACAATGAAAATTAATTTTAAAAAAGATAAATATACAATTATTAAAAAAGCTATTGATAAAGACTTAAGTGTTTTTTTATATAATTATTTCCATACAAAAAGACAAGTTGCACAAACCTTGTTTAATGAAAAATATATATCCCCATTTACAAATGATTTTGGAACTTGGAATGATGTACAAGTTCCTAACACTTATTCACATTATGCAGATATTGCTATGGAAACTTTATTAATAAAATGTCAACCTCTTATGGAAAAGGCAACCAAATTAAAACTTTACCCTGCTTATTCTTACGCAAGAATTTATAAAAACAATGATGAATTAAAAAAACATAAAGATAGATTTAGTTGTGAAATTTCTACAACTATGAATTTAGGCGGAGACCCATGGCCTATTTTTTTAAAAACTTCTAAAAAACAAATTAAAGTAATTTTAAAACCTGGAGATATGTTAGTTTATAAAGGTTGTGAATTAGAACATTGGAGAAACAAATTTAATGGAAAAGACTGTGTTCAAGTTTTTTTACATTACAATGATTCTAAAACTAAAGGAGCTCTTAATAACATATTTGATAATAGAAAACATATAGGGTTGCCAGCTTGGTTTAAAAATAGAAATGTCTAATTACATATTTGTAAAAAAAAATGCAATAAAGAAAAGACATTGTAAAAATATAATTAAAAAATTAAATACAGAAAAATTAATCCCCGGTCAAAACGAGGGTATTAAAGATTTTTATAGTGGTTTACAAATAGTACCACAATACGAAGAGTGGTTTGATGATTTTATAAAAGAATTTGATGAATATACTAGAGTTAATTCTTATTTATTAAATAAAGCAGGCCGTTGGAAAATAGATTTTTGTAATTATCAAAAATATAAACCTAATCAATTTTTTAAAAAAGAACACTGCGAACATTGTTTAGAGTATCCATATAGAATGGTAGCTTGGATGTTTTATTGTAATAATATTAAAAAAGGAGGTGGTACTAAATTTCCTCAACAAAATTTTATTGCAGAACCCGAAGAAGGAACACTATTAATTTGGCCAGCTTTTTGGACACACACTCATTTTGGAATAAAAGCTCCTAAAGAATACAAATATATTGTAACCGGTTGGGGTTCTTTCTATTAAACAGAAATTTTTGTATTTATATATTGTTGATTTTTACAAATATTGCAGTAAAGTGGCAGATTAAACTAGGAATAATATGCTACAAAAATTAGGCTTTCTACCAGGATTCAAT